CTGATTCTTCTGGAGCTTCTTTTGGGCTACCACCTATCCAAATAAATTTATAAGAATTCTCACCATCAGAAACAGTGATGCTTTCACCATCTTGGAAATCAACTTTTTCACCATCAACTTCTTTTTGAGCAGGAATAAGTGCTATAGCTTGTTCCTTGGATGATATTTCACCTTTACCAGCAGAAATTGAATATGATTCACTAACAATCCCGGTCAAGGTAATATAAACACCATTGAGTTCGTGTTCTATATTGTTTGCAGTCAAATCCCTACTTATATCTGCAGCTATTTCTTTGCTTATTGCCTCAAGCTGATTACCATCAACCTTGAAATCAAATTCATTAGGGTCATCCCAATCAGATTGGAAATTTAGCATATTGATGGTATTCAAAACATCTTTGTTGATCGTTTTGGCCTCGCTGATGTCAAGCAATTCTTTCAAGCGACTTTCAATATCTTCCATGTTATCTTCCCAATTGTTTTCATATTCCATGGCCAGAGAACTCAAATCAGACCCATATTCATCAATATATTTTAACAAGTTATTGTCGGATTCTTTATAATTGAATATATAATATGCTATTAGATCAGAAGCATTCGGAAATTTTTTGCTGAATTTATCATATACATCGGAAGCATCTTCATCCATATTAATTTTAGACCTACCTTCCAATACTTCATGAATTTTCATGTTATGATACACTTCCAGATATTTTTCCAGATACTTAGTGGCAGATACCAATTCATCAAGTTCCTTTTCCTTGTTACCAACCTGAGCATCATACTGCTTGTCTGACATTTTGTTCATCATTTTGAGTATTTCATCCTTTGTAAGTTTACTCAAAACATCATCGCTTGGAATCAAATAACCAGTAGCATCACCAACAAGACAATCCTCTTTATTTACAGAATCAAGTGATTCATTTAATTCTTCCAGCGTTTGTAATTTTTTCATAATAAATTATTTTTGAATGTCTTTGTGCCTTTCTTTTATATATTCCTTGATTTCTTTCACTCCAGTTTTCTTTATCTTAACCAATCTATCGGGTTGTCCAATTCTATATTGATCATCCAAATTTTTCTTGTACATATAATATATAGCCCTAATATTCATTTTTTGGATGAACTTAGAAGGGAACGTGCAAGGTCTCCACCAATCTTCATATGTTATTATTCTTGGTTTATTGCGTATATGATCATTCCTATAAGACCTTATGGCAAATTCAAATCCGGAATTGTGTAATATTCTTTTAGCAACATCATAAGTTAATGGTAATTGTTTTAGATTCCAATTATTCTCAGATATCCTTACCATATTGGGTTTAATGATCTGTGTTCTGAACAGTTTTACAATGGTGTCTAAAACAGCTATACGCACTTTAGGTGGTATATAACTTAGATTTATACCATATGGATTCATTCTTCCCTTCTTGGTCAATATATAACCCATGATGAGGTTTATTGGCATAAAATCGTAAAAATCAAGTTCTTTTTTGTATATGGGATCGTATGCGAATGTGTACATTTTTCCAATTTCCAATGGCAGAATTCTATTGTTTATTTCTTTTGGGTCTTCTATCCTTGTTATATAATTCTTCTCGAACCATTGTTGATTTCGATATGTCACAGTTGACATAGTAACTTCTGTGTTCTCTTCTTTTATCCTTTCAGAGGGAAGTATTAACATTTTTATTTTATTTATCATACAAAACTAATCTTAGTTTTTACAATTAATTTTCAATAAATAATATAAAGTTTAACTGATGGCTCAGAACAGAATTGCAAAGTATTTAACCGACACGTTAATAAATCTCAGAGACATCCCTCAGTATGTGAGATCAGTTAGTGAGATAGGTATAGACTTCTCAACAATAGCAGGAAAAAACAGAAAATTATTGGGTGTAGGCGAATCCGAACAGGATGAAATGTATAACATATTCATTCCAAAGGATATAGACTATGACAATATACCATATTTCAACAAGAAATATAAGGAAAAGGTAAAAGAATTAAAGAAATTATCTTCATATACTGAAATTGAGGATATTCTTGATAAGATTTGTGATGAAGCCATAGTATATGACAAATATGGGAAATTCTGTGAAATTGATGTTAGTAGTCTATCCATAAAAGAAGAAGTCAAAGAAGATATAAAAGACAATTTCAATAGGATTTATTCGTTACTTGGTTGGGGTGATGGAATATCTGCATGGGAAAAATTTAGGGAATGGTCAACAACGGGATATCTATCCTATGAGATCATATTTGAATATGAACAGAAGTCAGAGGTTGAAAAAAGAATAAAAGAACTGGAGAATAAAAACAAGGTTCTTAATGAACAATTGAAATTGGCTAACAGTAATTTCAGAAAAATTTATGAGGGTGTTGCAGAAAAAAATATAAATAAGAAAGAAAGAGCAGGCAAGAAATCCCACATAAAAAGACTTGAAAATAATATAGAACACATAGGAAACGAACGTATTAAAAAAGAAGGTATGATTGCCATCTATGAAGATATGTTCAAAGTTCCTGAAAATGGCAAACTTGGATTAAATAAGAAAGAAAATGGTGTTGAAGATGGTCAAATACCAATAAGAATAAAAGGATTCCAAGAGATTGAACCAGAAACTCTAATACCAATAAGAGTAAAAATAGACGATGATAAATTCATAACCATATGGAAAAAGAAAACAGCACAAGATATGTTTCCGATAATGCTATCATATTTGTAGCATACAATAAAGTTCCCGGTACTTCCCATCGTATTGCATATGTAGAGAGATTAATGAGAAATTTCTATTTAATGCGCAAGATGGAAGATAGTAGGGTTGCGTGGAATATAATGAATGCGCAATTTAGAATGAAAATGGTAATTCCGGTAGGGAATAAAACCACTGCAAAAGCCAAACAAGCCATCCAAGAAATAGCTAACAGACATAAAGAAGAACTTTATATAGATGAAGAAAGCGGAATAATCCGGGTGAATGGAGACCCTTATGTGAAATATGGTAAAAACATTGTTCTACCGAGGAGACAAGGCCAAGAACCACAAGTTGATAGCATAAGTTATCGTGGACCAGACCTACAAAAAATGGAATCTGTTGAATATTTCAGAAAGAATTTTTATTGGGATTCCAAATTGCCTAAGAGCAGAACGGATAGAGAACAAGGTGCAGGTAGATTCATAACTTATCAGGCAGATGGTATACCATACGATGAACATGTTTTCTATAAATACATCAACAGAGTAAGGAAAGAATATGAAAATATAATCAGGAAACCAGTAAAAATTCAGTCTATATTAGATCACCCGGAGCTTAAGATAGACCCAGAATTGGAAACTAAATTAGGTATATTATACGAATCCAACAATTTATTTGAGGATGCCAAAAAAACAGAGATTGAGGATAGCAAATTAAGAATAATAAGCCAACAAGAACGTTTAACAAGAATAGATGGTAGAACACCGCTTTATTCTAAAAAATTCCTCTATGTTGTAAAATATCGCCTGATGACAGAAGAGGAGTGGGATTTAAATGAACAATTAGTACAAGAAGAACAAGAAGTATTGGCTGCATCACAGGGTGATACTGGTGGGAGGAGTTTTAGGTAGATTTAGATAAATAAATAAAATTATCTAAAACGATTATTATGCCGAATACAGATCAAATAGCCAGTAGATTATTCAAAAAATCACTGAACGTAGGAGAAACTACAACCGCTAGGCAATTTTTCGAAGAACCGTTCGAGGCGAGAAAGGCTATAATGCCTTCTCAGATATGGAAGGAAGGAAATCAAATTCCGGCAACAGCACCAGTTTTAGGTGATGGTGATATATCTGGCGTAGTCCAAAGAATTATAGATTTGTCATTAACGGCAGTTCCCGGTACTACAAATGCTTTTCAAAGCCCCACACTCATAGATTCAATACCATTCAATTTCGGTGATGGTACATACAACTATGTAATAAAAGATAATCTTGATAACCCGATACAATTTGGTCAGGGTGATTGGGTTGTTGATAATGATGGTGGAATATTGACATTTTACGGTGGTGTTCCATCTAATATGCCACCCAAGATTAGTTTCTATAAATATGTTGGTGATAAAGGCATAGGTGAAGATGATTATATTCCAGAAGCCACTACAATATATTACAATACTGGAGCAGCAGCAAGTGGAAATGGAAGTCTGTTAAAACCATTCAATAATTGGCCTGATGTTAAAGCCGATATTGAGGTCAAAGCTGGAGCTAATCCCGGAGAAGTAATAAAAGTAATAGTAACAACAAGTCCAGCAAGTGTTGTTTTGGATTTATCTGGTTTGTCAATAGCCGAAAGAGTTATGGTAGCTGGTAGAGGAATGAATGCTACCAAATTCAGTGGTCTTAATGTTACAAACAGTGATTCATTAAGACATTTATCATTGGTTGATATGACCATAATAGGCTCATCATCATTAATAGCAGATGCCACAGGAGCAGTATTTGGTTCTGAATTCTTTAATTTCTTTAATTGTAAATTTGAATCAGATGTTATAATAACTGGTGTTGGTTATGGGTTCATGGATAACTGTGATATGAATGGTAACGACATAGTTATTACCAACACTGCATTGTGGAATATGAACAATGTCTGGTCATCAGGTGCATCGGCTGGATACATAGATGTCGATAGAGTATCAGCATCACCAGAATCAACATTAATAGATGCAGGATTTGGATGTCATGCTATCATTAGCAACAGTAACATAAATTCAAATATCAGACCATTTGCTACAGATAATATAGCTACTGTAGATATAATAGCCAGTAAAATAGGTGCTACTGGTGCTTCCTTTACTAATTATTCAAATGCAAGTGTTAGATCATATGCTTCTACATTCTTACCAAATTGTAATTTGACAGATGGTACTTTTGAAGTATACAACAGTACAGTTCTTGGAACTATATCAAGCGGTTCTGTTGTGGTTATGACACCAGCATCACAATTCCAAAATGATTCATCTGTTACTGGCACAACAATTGCAGATGCATTAGATTATTTGTTATCTCAATCATCTGCATCAACTTCTTGGGTGGAAACAAATACAGCTTTAAGAGCATTGTCAGTTTATGTTGATGGTGGTGATATTATAGTTTTCAATAGTGATGCTGCAACAATTCCTTCAAAAGGATATAAATTCGATGCTGCCGATACAAACGCTGATGATGGTGATGAATATATCATACCTGATAATATAACACGACCAGACCCCGGTTCATGGGTTAAGAAATTCACAATATTTGAAAAATTAGACCAAATAGTATTAGGTGAACCACCTGCTGGTAAAAATTGGAGTGATGGTGCGATAGCATTTACACCAGCAACATTGGGAAATGAGGCCATTTATGAATTAAACGTTTTATTGGCCAAATTATCACCAGCAATACCAGACGATATCACATTATCAAGCCCAATACCTCCTGCTGGAGCATATCTGGCTAATGTATCTGGTGGTGGTGCAACTGTTACTTGCTCAGATGATACTCAGTTGTCTGTAACATTTGAGGCATTTTACGACCCAAGAACAGGAACTTTGGCTGCCCATATAGACACAGTAAGCGAAGGATTTATTGTACTGACCGCTGGTGATGATACCGGAGGCAATGGTGCATTGGCCATAGTAAGCAATCCAGATGCTTATGAAGGAGAAAGCGGTAAAGAAGGATTTTATGAAGTTATTAACGCATCCATAACACCAGCAGCCCCATTATCGGTAGCCTCACATACTTATGTGCTTGATCTCGATACAGCACAATCAATATCATATACATTTGAGGTTGACGACCCAATAGCAGCCACAATCAACAACATAAGCATAAATACTGGTGGATTAACAACACAGTATGTTTCTGGAGTTCCATCGGTTGTTGGTGCTGAAAGCCTATTGGTTACATTCAGACTTAACGATGCTATCAGAACACATTACAATCCAACAAGATTGGCTGCTATCAATGCAGTTGGTATTGTAAATGCCGATTATTCACCAGCCGTATTAGGAGGCGAACCATATAGCGTGGGATTGAATCCAATATTTACTGATGTAGCGGTTACACTTGATACTGCTTATTCAGAAGACATATACTTAGCCATTATTGGTTATAATTCCAAAGATGATGCTGGTGCAACAGCTAATTTTAGCACAAATATAAGAATAGATATGATATCAAACGAATCTGCAAGGGTTGTTTCCGGCTCTGGTCAATATCCTGCTGCTGGTTATGGTGGAGTATTTGATTCCACACAATCCCTCAAAACTGTTTACACAGAAGAATTACAGATGTTAAATGGTAAATATCAGATACCAACTGGTAATTACCTAGGTAATCAACCAACATCTGGAGAAGATTATTCATCTGGAATGGGTGCAGCAGTGAGATGGGTAACTTTCCAACCAAATGTTCTTACCAACAACACTGGTTTGACACTTGATTTATTAGCAGCAGAAGATTTTGCTGGTGCTGTAACGCCCGGAGTCCAAATTTATGTAAAAGTTGAAGGACAAACTGGATGGATAGATGCAAACGCAGCCTATCCCGGAGTTGGAGACCCATCAGCAGATGGAGACCCTGCTATGGTATTCGCACAATCAGATGGGGATACAAAAAGGGTAACATTCGGTGCTGCTCCAAGAACTGGTAATTTGCTTGTTAGAATAGGTTTACCGACTGGTTCTATTAAAAAATTTGCTGGTATAGCGGTTTCAAATATAACATAATATTATGGTGTAGTTTTCACAGTTGCCGATAAAATCAATTGTTCCATTCCATTTACAGCACCTATTAATACACCCGGAGTAACTGGATATTTGTTATCTATAGCAGTGGCCATTATTTTTAATAATTCCATCATTGGCTCACCATTTACAGCACTAAAGATAGGATTAGCTCCAAGGTCAGTTTCGACACCATTTGCGTGAACATAATTACTATTTATAGTGGCTTGATTGTTTGCACTCATATTTGCACTATTATTTGCCACCATATCAATATCACCACCATTGAGTTCTACTACACTTTCGGAATCAGCATTTCTTATTATTATTGATTTGTCAGGTAAAATGTTTATTATAGAATCTTGGAAATCTAACAACCAACCAGTGTTTTTAGCATAATACATCTTCACTGATTCTATGCTATCCCAAATTATACTGTGGAAATTCTCATAATCTGCAGCAATAGCCTCTTTGAGTTCAGAATCTAGCGTTTCCATGCTGAAATAACGTGGATGGTATTGATCGCCATCGAAATATACTCTAACCTTAGCATTCATTTTTGGAGTAGAAAATCTACCTGAACCAGAATCACTACCAAAACACAAATCATAATATGGATAAGCCCATGGTAAATTTTCATCAGGGATGATACCTATGTTCTCGTTGTCTTTACCATATGTACCATAAACACGTATTTTACATCTACCAATATATTCGGGGTCGTCTATCATTATCACCTGACCTATATATGATTGTTCTATGAGTTCTTTCAGTTTTGATTTCTTTTGTGATAATGATAATCTTTTGTTTGCCATAAAACCCACATTTTTATTATATATTATATAAACAAATATTTAATAATGAAAATCATAAAAGGAGGAGAAAGTATACTAAAGGGTTTCACTGAAACAGAATTGACTTCCCTCAAACGACTTATAACACTCAAACTTGAGACCACTTTTTTGGATACCACCCATGGAAGCGGATTTATGGTATTTGATGATCTCATGGATGTATTTGGTTATGAACATGCATATATTGAATTTTTCTTTGACAGGAAAGAAGAAAAGCACGGAGCAAGCAAGGTTGTTTTATATAATGGCATAATGCCAGACCATGTTATTGACTCCATATCCCAAATGAAAAGAGATGGAGGTGGGCTTGTACCGGATGAAACCGAAAAATAATAAATAATCTAACCATATAAAATTTTTAAAAATGAAAACAATTATCATAACATTATTATTATTATCTGCATCATTGAGTTCTTTTTCACAGAGAATACATGACAAAGAGGATTATATACAAAAAATCTCTTCATACTTACAAGAGGCTACAGTTGATAGCATAATTGATAGCCACAGGTATGATTTGGTAACAGCAAAATATGTGATGTATGTGGAATATGTGGATAGAGCACACCCATACATAATGAAGACACCAGCATATGCCAGAAATCTTGATTTAGCCCCGGCAGTGTGTATAATAACAGAAGACCCAATTAATGAAGAATATATGATGCCTAAAATATTACAAAATGCCGAGAAACGTAATGTGAAATTGTTTGGTATTGATGCACAGTTCCGTATAAGAGAACTTAATTGATTTTATCAAAAATAAAATAAGTGTGGGTTTCGTGGACTTCCTTTGATGACAATTTCCACCCGGTTTTTTCATTTATATCATTTATAGGGAACAATCTATCACCTTCTGGATTCCCATTAACAAGTGTCATATATATCCTATCAACTATGTTTCTATCTAAAAATTGTGTATATATTGATTCTCCACCACACACAAAAACTTTATCGTTTTTTCTGGTAGCATAAATGGCCTCATCTATTGTTGAAACTTTTTTGTAATCACCTTGAGGCAATTTTGATCTCCCAGAGGTTATAACAATTGTTTCTCTGTCTGGAAGTGGTACACCTATGCTTTTGAAAGTTGTAGAACCCATTATTATTGTAGAACCCACAGTCATATTCTTAAATCTCTTTAGATCATCAGGTATATGCCATGGTAATTTACACATATTACCAATAACTCCGTTTTCAGCACAAGCAACCAATATAGCGTACTTGTCTTTCATGATTATTCCATTTTTAATAATTCAATCAATGTGGCCACATATACATCCAATTCAACATCTTTCACTTTTCTGGAATCGATACCAAGAACATTGGCCAAATCGACATAATTACCCAGACCACTAAGGCTGTCCACATCCCAACCATAGGTGTTCATATTATCAACAATATCATCTTCGTTGTCGTAATAATATTTTTCTAAATCCTGAACGGTAAATATTTCCTCTTCACCCACTTTTTTCTTTTTAACATCACCAAATTTTTCACCAGACCCTTTCGTGGTATCAGATGCATCAGCCGGGTTGTTACCAGCAGAGAATTCACCCCTACCAACTGCTGAATCAAGTGTGGCCTCTCCCTCTTCATAAATACTTATGGTAGAACTCATTTGGCCATTGTTTATTATAACTTTCAAACCCATATTATCAATAAAGTCTTTTATAAGAGTTTCAGCTACCGGACC